GCAGATGTAGCAGCACCAACAGAACCAGTAACCCAAGTTTTCATTCTTCGGTCATCAGTTTGTGAAGCTCTATATCTTACATGTAAGAAAGGACGTCTTGCGCTACCACCAACATTTTGATCATAAACAGTAGAAGTACCAGCAGGTATCATGACTCCTCTGATTGCATTAGCACCAGCAGTCAAGTTAATACCACCTCTAGTAGCTTTATCATTTAAATATCTAAAGTCAGATTTGTAGAAGTCGTAAGAACCTCTTCTGAAACCAGAGAAACCTAAGTTTAACGCCATGTCTTCAGAGTTGTTAAATACACCGTAAGATGTACCACCAGCTCCGTAAGAGTTCATTGAAGCTAACATATCATCAATAGCTAAACTAGTTGCTCTGTTAACAAACATCATGTATTCTTCAATAGCACCTTGCTTATCAAACTCAGCAAGTATTGCATCGAACTCAGCTAAATCAGTTGCAGCGTTAACACCAGTAACACCAGTAGTTATATTACCTCTATCTTCAATAGCAGCAAATAAACCTTCAGTACCTGTGTTTTTAGAAGTGTCGTTAGCTACAACAGCACCAGTTCCCATAACACCAGCTTCTTCAGTGATATCGTTTCCAGCACCACCTTTTTCAGCTTCAAGCATTGCCATTTCAATATAGTCAGTAAAACGAGCTCTAGTATCAGCTTCAGCTTTTAAGTACCATAAGTATCCAGCACCACCATCTTCAGAAGAAACTTCAACCCAACCAATTCTAGAAGCATCAGATCCTGATACCTCGTAGTAATCTTTCATTATGATTGGCTTATTGTTGAATGATTTGAAAGAAGGCTCGTTAGCACCTCTAGTATCAGTAGCAGCATTACCAGCAGCTACAAAGTATTGACTAGCTTTTGGATATTCAGAACCATAAACTAATATAGTTGTAGCACTACCAGAAGTTGTACCTGATAAAGCAGCAGCGCCATAAGGAGCTACGTCAATTCTATCAGTTGCAACTGTAACTACTAAAGCTTTAACAACACCGTTAGTAGGATCAGAAATAATAACAGTATCATTAACTCGTATACCGTGATTACCAGAAGCTACATCAGTGTTACCATCAATATCAGAAATAATATCTATTTGAGAACTTGAATCAGCACCACCAGTAGTAGAGTGAACGTGTCCTAAATAAGATAAGTGTAAACGACCTTGCTCAGACCAAACAACTTGGTCAGCAGTCATCGCTTCTTCAGCTCCAACTTGAGCTAAGAAACCTGAAATAGTCCTAGGACCAAATACTTCAGCTTCTTTCTCCATTAGATCTGGTACATATTGTTGCGCCCAACCTTGTCCAGTTGAAGACGCTAAGTCTAGGTAGTTAGTTTGTAACGTTTGCTGTATTGGAGCAGGAACGCTATTCAAATTACCACCAGGATTAGAAATTGCCATAATTTTAAATTTTTAATTGTTATTTATTGTTTTTAATTTTAAACTTAAAATCAGAAGAGTTATCACCAAGTACTTTTACTTTTATTCCACCAACTTCAACCTCACCGTGAGCTTGTCTTGGTTTCATATTAATATTTTTTGATTTAGCTACGCTTTCTTTCATAGCGTCAGCTTTACCTTGTTCGTAAAAATGTTTTGCAATAGCATCAGGGTTCATTGCCGTAAATAATGATTTATGATAACCTTTAGCATCTTTTAACATATTATTTTTATCTAAAAACTTTTTAGTAAAATTATTAATATCGCTTTGAGCTGCTTTTATTTCATTAGCATCTTTTACATTAAACCTATATTTTTTATCACCAACATTATATTCAAAACCTTTGAACTTGTCGTTAAAAACTTGATTAGTTTTTTGTGTAAAAACTTCGGTACTCTGTTTTACTATTTTTTGAGTTTCTTCTGACTCTTTGTTGTATCTATTAAAGAAATCCCAAGCTTTTTGTTGTTCAGGCGTAAGCTTTGAACCAGCTTTAATTTCTTCATAGTATTTAGACTTTCGCCCGTCTAAGTAGGCTTTAGCGCTGGCAACTTGCTCTTTTAACGCTAATTTTTTTCTTTTTATATCTCTTTCTTCATCAACTTCTTCGTCGTAAGAAAAAGTATCTTCCATAAGAAAGTTAATTTCTTCATTTGATAAGTGTGGCTTTGTTTGTCTATAGTATTCGTATAATAAATCATCATTGTTAAACTTACTATAGTCTTGATTAAGCCTTACGTAATCATTAATATCACCACCTGTTTCTTCTATAAAATCAACTAATTTTTGTATGTTTTCAGGTAAAGGTTTGCCAGTAGCCTCAGCTTCAGCAATAGCTTCTTCAACTTGTTCTTCAACTTCAGCTATTTCTTCTTCTGTTGAATCTTCAGTTATTTCTTCTAATACTATTTCTTCTTTTTCTTCTTCTTTACTTTGTTCGGTAGACTCTTCAAGCTTTTCTTCGTTTTCTTCACGAACTTCTTCGCTAGCTTCGGATCCGTCGCGAACAGGTACCTCATCTGTGCTTTGCTTCTCAGTGGCATCTTCTTCTTTTTTTGGTGGATTATCTAAATTTACCTTGATGACATTGTCATCTTCTTTTTTGTCACTAATATTTACTTTAGTAACGTTTTCTTTCGTAGTCTCTTCAACTACGTTTTCTTTGTTTTCTTCCATAATATAATATAATAATAATTAATAAAATCTATTTAGGTTCAAAACTACCTAAATTAAAACCTCCGCCTAGTATATCATTACCTGCAGACTCAAAGTTTTTAGGTGGTTTACCTGTCTTTCTTTGTTCAATCATTTCACTTTGTTGTGATGCTTGAATTTTTGTTCTTTCGTCTTTACGATCTTCTTTCTCTTTTTCTCTATCTTTTAATGTTTGTGCTTCAACTCCTTTTAACTGCATGTTATATTGAAACTCTAATTGCATTAATTCTTTTTTAAGATTAGCTTCTGCTTGCATTTTTTGAGCTTCAATTTGAGCTTTCAACTGTTCCATTTGGGCTTTACCTTGATTTAACATTTGCTCTTTTTGTATTTCTGTTTGAGCAGCAGCTTGAGCAGCTTGCGTATTAGATTGTGATTGCGCTTGTATATTCTCTAACTGTGTTTGTCTATCACGTTCTTGCTTTTTAGTTCTACGTATTTTTAGCATTTGATTTGCTAGTTTAATATTACGTATCTCTCTAAGATCAATAGCATCTTCAAGATCTATACTTTGTTGTTGCAATGCCATTTGTATGTTGTTTTCTAACCTTGCTTTTTCTTCTTCGTCTGGTTGAAGTTCTAAGAATATACCAAAGTCATAAAGATGTAGTTCTTTTAAATCATCTAATGTAGCTACATTGTGAGCACCTATAGCTTGAATAAAAGCATCTGCAGTTGGAGAGTATTCTAATATATCTGATATTCTTAACGAAAGGTTTTCTGCTGTTTCTGCTGTTAAGAATAAACCAGCTTGCAATATGTGTCTAGTTGCAGTGTTAGAGTTAGCTGCCGCTAACTTTTGTACGCCTACTAAAGCATTTTTATCTGGCATACTACCATCTCTAGCTTCGTTTAATCCGGTAACATCTCTTATCATTTGCAAGTAATAATTATAATTACCTATAAGCGCTTGCATTTTATTTCCACCAGAGCCAGAAGTAATTTCTTGTATTGGTACTTTAGCAGGATTTATATCACCTTCACTTGTAAACGATCTACCAATAACACTACCTGTTTGAAAGAACATGTTCAAAGCTTCTTGTGGATTATAGTTAGTACCATTTCCTAAATCAACTTCTGCTAAACCATCAGCATCTAAATAAACTCCATCAGGTACCATACGTGACATTACTTGCTGTAGCTTTAAATGTGTTAACTGTATCATGTCAGCAAAACCTGTTATACGTTTTACTAAAGAGTCTATAGTTCCATTGTACATCCTTGGAGCTACAATAGCATAATTCATTTTAACTTTAGTGTAATCACTTTTAGGACGCATCATATTTGTTGCCATTTCCCATTTTAAAAGTTTTTCAGTACCAAGTATTAAAGCTCCTTCATAAAGAGTTTCTATAGATCTTAGTAATTTAGAATATTCACCTTCTTTGTTTTCAGGTGGATTAAAGTTATCGTCTTTAGGTATTATTCTGTCAGCACCTGTACCAGTTTCTTTTATTTTGTAAACTTCGTTCATATAAGTTTTATAGTTAAAATATAAAACTTCTATTGTGTTATTGTCTTCTTTTTTTCTTGAATATCTATTATTGTAATTACTTCTATTATAAGTTTTATTCTTCATAATATCTTCAAGATCACTTTCTGTTAAGTGAGGAAATTGTTTTGCTAGTTCGTTTACTGGTATAGATTTAACTTCACCAACATAATATATATCATCAAAATAAGGGGAGTCTGTGTAAGAATAAACTAAGTCTGCAGGATCTACATACTTTATAGTTGCGCCTTCTGAAGTTGTAAAGTCAGTTTTTACAGCACCGATACCTAATACGGCTAAATCGTAATAAAAACGTTTTTGTATTAAATCATATTTATTACCTTCCATTAAAACGTTTAAAGCTTGCTCTTGAGCTAATTCAACTTCCTGCTTGTACTCTAATTGCATGTGTAATTGAAGCTCTTCAGTTGTCTCTGGTAAAACTTCCATGTCACTCTCTGTAGTGTCAACATTAAAGTTTTCTTGAGCAAAATCGTTAAACTCTTTAAATTCCATGTCGTCCATAATAGACTGCATATATTTAGTTCTTTTTTCAATACCGTTTGGTGATTGAGAAAAAGCTTTTATATCATAAATTCTTTCTGACATACCGTTTACTAAAATATCTACAAACTTAGGTATAATAGGTACTGGTTTCCAGTCTAAATTAAGGTATGATAAATCACCATTTATAGATAATTCATCTTTATATTTTTGTATTGATTGTTCACCTCTAGCGTATAGCCTTAAGCTGTGAAAGTCATTTTTGTAATACATGTGTTTGCTATAGTTTCTATCTTCGTAAAACCACTCTGTTTCTATAGCTTTAGCAACTTTTAAACCGTAATCATAACTTATTTTTTCGGCGTCACTAACTGTTTGACTAGGAAAATATGCTCTACCAGAATATGCCATATTTATTTTATTATTTGTGAATTAGCTCCAGTATTATTATATCTGGAAATATTTATATTTATTTTTGGTTTTTCAACTTTTGGATTTGGACTATATAAATGTCTATTGTTTGCCATTATAGCTAAGCCAGAACTTATTGTTGCATCATATTTAGTTCTTTTATTTATATCAAATTTAGCCCAATCATTTAACAATTCGTTAAAATACAAACTACCAAAACTACCATCTTTATTCATACCTACATGGTCTTGTATATACATTTCAATCGCAGCGGCGTGAGCTTGTTTAATATCCTCGCTAGAGTTTGGTATACCACCAACTTCTTTCTCTGCAACAGATAATTTATTCCAAACTTTATCAGGTCGGTTCATACTAAAACCTCTGTAACCTCTACGTCTTAAATAATACAAAAGCCTAGGTTTATTGTTCTCTGCAAGTATTGGCATACCATAAAACACTAATATTCGCAGGAGCGTCCTCCATACTAAACCTGGTTAAGCCGTGTAATGCTCCTTTAGATCCTTCTCCATCTACAGTTCCTGATATATCATAAGAGTCACAACCAAATGCTCCCATGTGTTCATTACCAGGATATTTTATACCATTTTTTAAAACCACTCTATTTTGTAGTTGTTGAGGCGGTACCCAACTAACTTTAAATCTACCTTTTGGATCTGGATAGAATATTACGTTCGTATCTTTAACACCATTAATCCATTGAAAATTACCAGTAGTAACACCAAGAGTTCTATACATCTCTTCGTTATAATCTATTTGCTCGTATATTTTAACTAAATTAAATATACTATTTTTAGTTTCATCTCTAAACGCGTGCTCTTCAGTTCTTGGAAACTGTCTATAAAATTCGTTTAAAGCGTCTTGATCACCTTTTAAACCTTCAGCTTCATTTTGCCAATGATCTATTACGCCTACATCTATTAGTTCACCGTCTGGGGCAAACACATCTGTGTCAGGAGTAGTGAATACTGGAACTCCGTACTCATCAATAAATCCTTCGTAGTTCCATTCCATTGGGATAAACAAAGAGTATAAACCAGATTTATCTAAAGAGTTTGAAGTGCTACCCATCATACACTTACCAATAATTCTACTACCTAATCTAAGACATGTTTTTGTAACACGCCAGTTGTTTAATATATTATCTGGTCTTTCCCATTTACCACTTTCATCATGTACTAGTAACGCTAACTTTTCACCGTCATAACTATTATCACCAGTATTCTTCCAGTCTATTGTTGTGTCTAAACCTTGTATATCTTCTATTTGTTCGTTAGTAGTTATCTTTTTTCTTGTAAACTTACTAGCTGGTACTCTATATGCTAATTCAGTTTTAGGTCGATCCATACCATCT